TGGGTTTTGAGAATATCGTGGAAGAGTTCACTAAATCTCTTACGAAGTCTTCCGATGAACTTGGTAAACTTGAGTTCGTCACGTAGGACTTCAGTTGTTTTACCGAGGTTAAATCCTTTGTTATCGTCGGTAAGACGAGAAGGGGGAAGGTTGAGAGAGTTATAAAGCTTCTTCTTGAAATACTCAACATCTTTGAGTTCGCCTAGGTTCTGACCACCAGGAAGAGTTGTGATTTCAGTTCCTCTACCACCTTCGCGGCGAGGTAGCCAGAAGTCTTCCAGCATACTCATGTGTTTTTTGTCGTCGCGCATCTCACCAGTCTGTGCGTCATAGACTAGTTTGTTGCGATAGCGAGACATCACATCACGCAAGTATTGTTCTGCCTTTACCTTAGGTAGATTGCCAACATCAATGTAGAATATTCTACGCTCAGGTGCGCGTGATAATCTGTAGATAACAAGTGAATCTTCAATCATGCGAAGTTGATTGAGTGACTTGATTGCCTTATGAAGGAAACCAAGAGTCATTCTCTTGTTAAGATCTTGGAGTCCTGAAGGAACAAAGGTGATTGAATCAACTGCCATCTTCACACCTTGTGAAAGTGACATATCACCAACTGGTCCTAGGACACCACCTTTGTAAAATCCTTTTGGATTGTAAAGGTAGTAATCAACAAACGTTCCGTATTCATACTCAAGCGCCGTGCCCTTAATTGCCTGGCGTGCTAGAGAATCTTTCGGTGTGTTGTCAATTTTTTGACGGACCTTCTTGATCTTCATTGGATCAATGTAGCGAAGTTCCGTAATTCCTTTCTTTGGATTATCTAGATCGATAACTTTGTGGTAGAATAGTCTGCCGTCGATATACCAAGTTCTAATAATCTCATGTGCGCGATTGTCAAAATTCAACAGACGTTTGAGATACTCAAACTCATTACGAATTTTAGTTTTTACTCCAGCACCAACATCTAGATTATCTAAATTAACTTTAACTGGAGAATCGTAAGCATCGCTTACAACAAACTCATTCACAACTTCATCAACAGCACTATCCACCTCAGGGTGAATTGCCATATCACGATAACGACGGATCATCTCAAACTCATTGCGAGCTTGATTGTCCGTATCTACATACGTTCCATAGTAACCACCTGCCGCAACGGCAATTGGTTCTTCAGCAGAAGGAGGGACAGGGGATTGTCCCCTCTGCCCCTCCTTTCTGTTAATCTGGAAGCCAAATAACTGACTCATGATTATAATTCAATAGTTGAGCGTTCAACTATTTATCATGCTACGGTAATGCCAGATGCGCCACCAGTTTCAACAGTCCAGTAAGACATTTGGAATTCAACAGTGAATTCTTCAATCTGATCATTGCTATCATAAGCAAGATCAATCTGGGAGATGCTGATTGGGAATGCGTGCCAAAGCTTGTAGCTTCTTAGTGCAGTACCAGTTGTAGTGCCATCCTTCTCTAGTTGGTCAACTTCGATGTCAACCATATACTTGGCAGTGCTGCCAGGTGTGAATAGAGGAGCGGTGTTTGCCTCATGAGTGTTCATGTTCTCCATCCACTGCTCAAACTTAGAGCGGACTTTCATTTCCTTGTCATTGAAGAAGGTTGCAGACCAGTTATCAAAGGTGCGATCACCAACGATTTTGACTGTTCTTCCTCTGAAAGGAACATCGATGCTTCCTAGTGTAGAACCAGGAAGTGCAGTTGACTTACACAGAAGTGATACTAATTCATCATCAGCACCGCCAGAACCAGCTAGAGTGGTAGGAAATGGAATCCTAACCTCAAACATATTAGGTTTGACGCCTTGTCCAACCTTCTGTAGGAAGTCATTAACGTTACTTGCTAATGCCATTTGTGTTTACCTCGTAAATTTTAATCGATTAACTACTAATGAATTATCTACCAACGACTTCAGAGAACTCAACTCCTGTTCTTGTCGCTGTGACAGTCACGGTTACATAGTTAATTGAACGAGTTGGTTTGAGGTAGAGTTCAGCAACAAATTCGTTGCGGTCGATAACAGCAGGTGTGTTATTAGACTCATCACAACGAACTAGATAGTCAGTTAAACCTCTACGTGCTTGAACCTCAGAGAGGTACGAAGTAATAGCAGAGTTAAAACCACCTCTTGTAATAGCATCATTTTGCTCGAATAGAACTTGCTTACCGAGTTCTGCAGCTCTCTTCTCAATGTTGAGGAAGAGACGACGAACGTTGATTCTGTCGAATGCAGAAGGAGATGCAAGTGCGGTCTTGTCACCGAATAGTACAGGACCAGAACCAGGGAAGGAAACAACAGGGTTTACTCTTGACTGGTATAGTTCGTCTCTATCTGCTTTGTTAGGATTGAAAGCGAGTTTTACAACGTTGCGGAGACCGCCACGGTTTAGACCAGCAGGAGAAATCCAGTCATCTACAGCAGTAGATGTTCTTACACAGAGACCAGCGATGTCACCGTTACAACCGATGTAGCGGTACTTGTCAGCAAAACGATCATAAGTGTACTTGATACCACTATCAAATACTGCATATGATGTTGAGGGTAGTGTATCAAAGAATGCAATAGTGTTATCTCTTTGCTGTGTAGAGGTTAATGCTCCACCAGATGCTGCGACTTGGTTTCCAACGTGTGGAGAAACAAAAGCAATACAATCAGTTCTTGAAGTTGCTACTCCAATAACTGCTCCTGCTTTAGTCTTAGTGTCAGCTTCGGTTGACATCGAACCGCCCATTAGGACGAAATCAATTTCAGATGCTTCAGTGTCTAAGAAAAGATTGTAAGCAGTTTGAATTTCACCAGCAGTGTATGCATAGTCATCAGTACCACCAGAAAGGAGGTAACCATCGTAAGCACCATTAGCACCAGAAGGAAGAATGAGTTTCATTAATTCTGGAGCAGCAGCAGTTGCAGCATAAGAAGCAGCAGCACTGCCCCATGCGTTACCTGTTGACTGAAGATTTGCTGTTTGCTCAGCAGCAGAGTAGATGTACTGGGATTCGTTGTTAACAACATCTCTCCAGTAGTTTGATGCTCCCTCTGCAGTTACAGCGTCAGAAAGTTTAGAAACGTATGTAAATCTTTCTACGACTGCGTTTGTTCTTTCATCAACAACTGCAACGTGTACTTCGTCATAGCTCAAGTGGTTTTCTGCAGCAAAAGCAGAAGTGCCAGGACGAGGACCAATTGCGCTTAGCTTTAGTCCAGTTGAAGCGATTGAAGTTTGATTGTACCAAGGAGTTGTGGTTACTCCATTTGCAGATGCCTTTACGCCATCAGTGTTGATGATTGCGATTGTGTCAGTACCGAGAACTGCATAGACTTCGTGGTCATTTGTGCCGTCGTTGTATGTTGCACCAACTGACAAACCGTGACCAACCACAGTTGCAATTTCATCAGCACCACGGTCAACTAATACTACGCGGTAATAGTTACCATCGGTTCCTGCGTATCTTGCTGCTAGGACCTCTGAAGTTACACCTCCGTCGAAATCTGCTTTGTCCTTGATAAGGACACCAGATCCTGTTGCGGTTGCGTTTAATACTCCAGACTCTGCGCGAACAACGGCAAGTCTGCCGCCATACTGCAGGAACTCTGATGCTACCAACCAATCGGATGCATTATCCTCAGAAGGTCCACCAAAGGTGTCAATAAGTTCTCTCTCACTAGAAATATTAGTGATAGATCCTACTGGTCCTCTTGCAAATGTTGATGCGAAAGCAGCGGTGATTGCCGAATCACCAACAACAACTGCATTTGATAAGTCACGTTCTCTAATAACAACACCAGGCGAGACTTGACTTGCCATGTATTTTACCTCTTAGATATCAAATTTATCTGTAAGTATTTAGATTTTTGAATCCTTCAGAGGTGGTGAACAATGCATGAACTACCAGTCTGGATACTCCCAACGATCAAGTATCTTATCTGCCAACCTGCTTGCTACTACTCTCATAATAGTACAGTCTTTACACTCGTAAGCATATGCTGACGGATGACCTTTTTTGTTTTTACGTGTCAAATAAAAGTCTGAGATCAAATCTTTCTTCTTACCACAAGTTCTACATACCCTCTCTTTAAAGAGTAAATGTTCTAGACTAAATTGATCTCCAATATCCATCAGTAGTTCCACATATATCCTACTTCTTCTTGCTTATCTCCATACTCCCATAAACTACCATCTGCGTCAATATAAGTATCGTCACCCAAACCATCATCAATAAAACCAAAAGGTGCCATGTCTTGTTCAATTTGGTTTCTTTGCTCTTCGTAAATTCTCCTACGGATGTCCTGGTCGGTCATTTCTTTAAAGTATTCTTGCATGACTAACCATGCAAAGAGAACCATGCACATCACAAGGTCATCATGGTATCCTTCGTCTGCTTCCCACGCTTGTTTCTTCTGTACAAACGTGGTAAGTTCTTGGAAGATCTGAAAGTCATTGAACAACAACTTGTCTTCCTCAATAATTGCTTTGAGGTTAGCGCAACCAATCTTCTTCACGGTCACACTCATCTTGACACCTAGTTGTGTCTTGTTACCTGAGAAACCTTGTCCAACAATCTGACCAGCACGCCCTCGCATTGCACACATGAGGACGTTAGGATATTCGAGATCGTAGTTGAGAGTTGCAGCAATACTATCACCGATGTCATTGACTTCTAC